TTACAACTAGAACAATCTAAAATTTTTACTTTGTTTATCTAGAAAGTTTTTAAAAAGTATTATTCCAGTTACTATTACAACTAGAACAATCTAAAATTTTTACTTTGTTTATCTAGAAAGTTTTTAAAATATATTATTCCAGTTACTATTACAACTAGAACATCTTGATTTTTTTACTTTTATGTACTGGAAAGTTTTTAAAAAGTATTATTCCAGTTACTATTACAACTAGAACATCTTGATTTTTTTTACTTTGTTTATCTAGAAAGTTTTTAAAAAGTATTATTCTAAATCGATTACAACTAGAACAATCTAAAATTTTTACTTTTATGTCCTAGAAAGTTTTTAAAAAATATTATTCCAGTTACTATTACAACTAGAACAATCTAAAATTTTTACTTTGTTTATCTAGAAAGTTTTTAAAAAGTATTATTCCAGTTACTATTACAACTAGAACAATCTAAAATTTTTACTTTGTTTATCTAGAAAGTTTTTAAAATATATTATTCCAGTTACTATTACAACTAGAACATCTTGATTTTTTTACTTTTATGTACTGGAAAGTTTTTAAAAAGTATTATTCCAGTTACTATTACAACTAGAACATCTTGATTTTTTTTACTTTGTTTATCTAGAAAGTTTTTAAAAAGTATTATTCTAAATCGATTACAACTAGAACAATCTAAAATTTTTACTTTTATGTCCTAGAAAGTTTTTAAAAAATATTATTCCAGTTACTATTACAACTAGAACAATCTAAAATTTTTACTTTGTTTATCTAGAAAGTTTTTAAAAAGTATTATTCCAGTTACTATTACAACTAGAACATCTTAATTTTTTTACTTTTATGTCCTAGAAAGTTTTTAAAAAATATTATTCTAGATTCAATTACAACTAGAACAATCTAAAATTTTTACTTTTGTGTCCTAGAAAGTTTTAAAAAAATATTATTCCAGTTACTATTACAACTAGAACATCTTAATATTTTTGTAAAAAATATCATGAACCGACACAATTTCAATTTACCCAATAGGTTTAATGAGTGAATTTATTAATGTTTTTTTGATTCATGACATCCCAAAGGCTTTAAGGATACCGCACATAAACTGTCAAAAGTTTTCGGAAGTTTTCGTAAAATTCACGAAATACCTCTTAAAAAACTAGAATTATCCAATTAACATTTTAACATTCGTGATGATTACGAAATATTTCCGAAAGCTTTTGAATGTAGTATGTAAATACACTAGGAATGTTTTTAAAAAGTATTATTCTAAATCGATTACAACTAGAACAATCTAAAATTTTTACTTTTATGTTCTAGAAAGTTTTTAAAAAGTATTATTCTAGATTGATTACAACTAGAACAATCTAAAATTTTTACTTTTATGTCCTAGAAAGTTTTTAAAAAGTATTATTCCGGTTACTATTACAACTAGAACAATCTAAAATTTTTACTTTGTTTATCTAGAAAGTTTTTAAAAAGTATTATTCCAGTTACTATTACAACTAGAACATCTTGATTTTTTTACTTTTATGTCCTAGAAAGTTTTTAAAAAATATTATTCCAGTTACTATTACAACTAGAACAATCTAAAATTTTTACTTTGTTTATCTAGAAAGTTTTTAAAAAATATTATTCCAGTTACTATTACAACTAGAACAATCTAAAATTTTTACTTTTGTGTTCTAGAAAGTTTTTAAAAAGTATTATTCCAGTTACTATTACAACTAGAACATCTTAATATTTTTTACAAAATATCATGAACCGATACAATTTTAATTTACCCAATAGGTTTAATGAGTGAATTTATTAATGTTTTTTTGATTCATGACATCCCAAAGGCTTTAAGGGTACCGCACATAAACTGTCAAAAGTTTTCGGAAGTTTTCGTAATCATTACGAATGTGAAATTGAATAATTCTAGTTTTTAAGAGTTATTTCGTGAAATTAACGAAAGCTTCCGAAAACTCTTGAATATGGTATGTAAATACACCTTGAATGTTTCTAAAAAGTATCATTATGGATTATGTAATACCAACATATAAAAAAAAATTGATTATTGATAGATTTATATTAATATTATAATTTTACATAAATGTTTGGAAAATTTATTAAAAATGCAAGTAAATATATTAAAAATATTAATACTAAAAAAGTTGTTATTTCAGGCGCCGGTGTCGGTGCATCATTAATGGCATACGATAGTTTTGTTTTTATGAAACAAACAGCAATAAGTGAGGAGTATGGTATTGATTTTAGAAAATATACAACTTGTGAAGAGTCATTTTATTCATATATTATGAGACCAATCAGAAACATAAAAGACTTTTTTTGGATTAATGATATTCATCACAAGTTGATAAAAGGAAAATTAGATCATTATGATGGTAAATACCGTAGTTTCGCTAAACATGAGTATACATTTTTAAATGATTATCCATATCCTAAAAGATTTTTGGATGCCATTGAATGTGGATCATTAAATCCTAGAGAAGAATGGCTTGAAGATGTGTTCTTTGAAGAATTTGAAAAAAATACTAAAAATGATGTTGATTATAGAAATTTATATACAACCAAACAATTGCAAATTTTGGATATCTTTAGCAAAAATCCAGAACATTATAAAAGTAATTTTAATTTTGTTGAACGATTATTGTGCTATGGATCACGAAGATATGAAAAACAACCTGTATACTTTAACACTATTGAATGGTGTTTGTCTAAAGCAATAGAATTCCCGGAATATATATATTTATCTGGTGATACTATATCAAAATTACCATCAAAATATTATAACCCAGATAACATTGGAAACTTTGGAGATGAAAATAAATTTAAAAATATTGTATTGTGCAAGAATAAAACGTATTTATTGAAAGTACTTGAGTATTATCCAGATTATTTTACAAATTACTATAATAATTATGGAACCAATGCATACGCCGAATATTTTATTCATAAATTTATTAAATCAACTAGATATTTTGATACTGGTAGTACATTAAATCTAATTTTTAATAGTTTTCCACATAAAATGCAAGTGTACATTGCTTCCCAATTATTCGCTAAAGCTAAAGATAAAATTAATACTTTTCTTCAAAAAGAGAGTAATTTAATTGAATGCTTACAATATTTAAATCGATCTGGATATGATATATATTATCCTTCAATAAAAGTTTTGACAGATATTGGCTACCGTAAAAAAACTATAATTGAATTAATTGAAAATGGACATTATCAAGTAGAGAAATATAAATTTCGAGATGACACATTGGACGAAATTATTAATAATACTAATAATAGTAACATCTCTATTGAAAAAGTATTAATGAATCAGAAAAATTTAAAAAGTGATATTGTACAAAAGTTATTTATTTCATATGCACAACAAAATCCACTTGTGACATGGATAGAACACAATAGTTTTATCAAAAAATATCAACCAAAGTATCATCAAGAAATGTATAATTAAAAAAAACAAACAAACAAACCTCTTCAAAAACTTTTACTGTCACTAACATATTGATTACTCTAGGGTTTTACATAAGTAAATTACTAATGTTTTTTTAACTCATGAAACCCCAAAGACACAACACCCCTTTAAGACCGGACATAAACTGTCAAAAGCTTTCGGATGCTTTCGTAATCACCACGAATGTTATTTTTATTAAATACTTTTTTTTCTAGGATACATCGTAAATTTGACGAAATATTTCCGAAAGCTCTTGAATGTCGTATGTAAATTATACTTCTCTACCATTGTAAATAGTATTTAATTGCCTATTGACTCTAATAAATGTAGTACATTTAGGAATATCTTTAATTTTTTTTGCTCCTATATATGTCATAGTCGAACGAATACCACCTTGAATATTTAAAATAGTATTTTCAACTGGACCTCTATACTCAATTTTAACAGTTTTACCTTCACGACTCCTATATTTAGCTACACCACCACTATATTTATTCATTGCAGTATCTGAACTCATACCATAGAAGATTTTCCAACTTTTAATAGTATTTCCTTCTGAATCAGTATCCTTAATTAATTCTCCACCAGATTCAGTATGACCAGCAAACATTGAACCACTCATAACAAAATCAGCACCTGCTCCATAAGCTTTAGAAAAATCACCAACTACTTGAAGACCTCCATCACTTACAATATGAGCATCCAATCCATGAGCAGTATCAGCACATTCTATAACAGCACTAAATTGTGGCATGCCTATTCCAGTTTGTTTCCTAGTAGTACAACAACTACCACTACCAATACCAACCTTTACAATATCTACTTTGCCATTCATTACAAGCTCTAATACACCCTCAGATGTACATACATTTCCCGCAATTAATATTTTATCCGGATATTTTTCCCTAATTTCTTTACAAGATTCAATAAATTTAGACATATACCCATTCGCAACATCAATACAAATAAATTTCGGATTTATATTTTTAACTATCATATCCAAATTTTCTAAATCTTTTTCACCAATCCCAGTTGAAACCGCAAAATAATTTACATCCAACCCAACATTAGCCAATTCATCATATGTATAATATTTATGCAAACAAGTTAATACTTTATGTTTTTGCAATTCTAAAGCCATCTCAATTGTCCCAGTTGTATCCATATTACTAACAAAAATAGGAACTCCAGTCCATGTATGCGGTGAATATTTAAATTTAAATGTTCTTTCAAGAGAAACTTCTGATCTAGAAGAATATTGGCTTCTTTTTGGAGTAATTAAAACATCAGTAAAATCTAATTTAATATCATCAAGTATTTTCATTGTATTTACCTGAGTAATAAATTAAAAATCTTAAATTGATTGTTTTGAGTACATTACAACCCTAAAAAATTGATCATAATTATATTTTTTTATTTGCATTATCAAGATTTTAAATGACATTCAAAAATTTTTGCAAAACTGCAATAAATTATGTAAAAAGTAATATGGGAAAAACATTACTTGTTAGTCATGTCAGTGCATTTATGGCTTATGATAGTTTTGTTTTCAGGACACAAACATCTCCATATATTTATTCAAAAAATCCAAAAACACCTGAAAAATATGATAGCGACTCATTATATTCTACGATTATGATACCAGTTCGTGAAATCAAAGATTATTTTTGGATTAATTCTATTCATTATGGATTACTGAAAAGTTCATATGGTAAAGATGATATTGAAATTACAAGAGATCAATATTCTAATTTTTTGAAACATTATCCTTATCCAGAAAAACGTATGAAAGACATACGTAAAGGACTGTTTTATCCCAGTACAACATGGATTGTTAAAGAATTTTATCACGAGGAAGAAGAAAAGCGTTTTAATTATTTTGGAAGAGGTCATAGATATTCTGACAGACAACTAGAATTGTTACAGATTTTTGAAAAATATGATCATTATAGAAACCATCCAACATTTGTTAAATATCTATTAAAAAAACAACTTGAACTTGATACTTTTGACCAAGATTACAAAATTATTAATTGGTGTCTCGCTATGGCTATAAAAAACTACGATAGTAACATATTAACCTTTTCTGAAGAAGATCAAGAACATATGCATGATTTACCAAAATATTTTTGCAATCCAGATAATATTATTATACCTTGGATACATGATTGGAATTCAAAAACAAATCAAAATATTGTATTGTGTTCCAGTAAAAAATATTTTCAAAATATGATGAAACATCATCCAAATTATTTTGAAAAATGGGTCGATAATTGGATGGCTGATGGCAGATCAACAAATTATCCTTTGTGTCCAATAACTATTCTATCTAAGTCAGCAACTGATGAGTCTTTTAGGAAATTTTTGTTGGATAATTATGATAATTTTAGTGTTAAAGTAAAACAAATTATTGCATTTGCATGTTTTTTTGAGATGTACAATCTTTATGACAATATCGATCCAAAAATCAAAAATTTCCTAAAAGATGAAAAAAATTTAATTGAGTTTCTGGAAAGTAGAGTGGCAAACATGTACAAACATCGTATTACAGTAGAGTCATTGCGCAAAATTGTAGATAGTCAATATGTTTTAAATAAGTTAATTTTGGAAGGTCATTATCAATTACAAGGTGATTCAGAAATAAATGATGAAATTTTATCTAAATTTTTACAAACCTATGCTGAAACATTATTGAAGACTCAACACAATCTAGGGAATAAAACTGTACGCACTTTACTAATCGCTTACGAAAAAAGAAATTTTAATATGACTAAAACGGAATTAGATCACTTCATCAAGACATATCAACCAAAATACTTTAAAAGCATATATGGAACACATCAACAAAGAAGCTGGTAAAGAAACAGACCCAAAAGGACATTAAAAACTATCACTAAAACAATAATCTAAATCTTAATGAAAATTATTAATTTTTTTATATTAAAATCTTATAAATTAATAAGATAAGAAGAATTGTAACAAATGTCTAAAAAATTAAAATATTGTGAATGTCAAGGACCAGAATATCAAGGATGTTTGCCAATATCAAATGGTTTATATGCATGTTATAAAAAGAGTGGAGAAATAGATCATAAAAAGGGGTGTTTAGGGGAAAAACAAAAAGGTAATGATAATGTAGAAGGTTGGACAAAAGGGTGTCAATCTCTAACGTATGCTGAATTAAAAGATAGAGTTACTAAATGGTGTGGTAAATTATTACAAGAAGGTGTCTATGATCAAGAAGATTACCAAAAATGTCTCAAAAATTTAGATGTTGGAACTATTGATGATGGTTCATATCTAAGTGATTTAGATCTAGATAAAGGCAAAGAAGTTGAACATTTATATGGTTATTATCAAGTAGGTCGTAACAAATTAAATCCAATTGATCCATCAAAAAAAGTAATCGAAAATGATTATCAAAAAATGCTTATTCAACATGGTAAAACTAATTTTTTTTTAATAGCAAATGGGGATGGTGATATATCTCTTTCCGCAAATCCAGAAAAATTTAATGAAAGAGATTGGCAAATAGTTGATCTAGGAAAAGATCAAAATTACGCCTTGAGATCTAATTATGGTAGATATTTAATAGGACAAGATACTGATACAGTAAAAGCAAATCGAGATCAAATGAGTCCATGGGCACAATGGGTGATGGAGCAACATGATCATCAATATGCATTTTATTCAGTGATTCATAAAAAATATTTAACAGTTGCACACGATCAAGTTGTGTTGAGAGATGGTTGGAATGATCTTAATTTGTGGAATGTAACACCTAGAACTGAGGTAAAAGGAGGATTTCTAGGTAATTTTAATAATTCTGAAATGATTTTGCAAAAGGATAATCTATTAAGTGATTTGACTACTTTTAACACGAATAGAGTTGAAAATCAAACCAAATATCTCTCTTTGACTGAGAAAAAGAATACATTAAGATGGTTACGGGATAAACAGAAACAATTTATGTTGAATATGAGTACTAGAGTTAAAGATAAATTACTAAATGAAAATAAAAAATTAACAGATGATATGGAAAAACTTGATGGTGATAAAACAAAAGAAATTCAAGTTCATGATGCAAAGGCTAAAAAAATATTAAATAAAGACCCAGAAACGAATTATCAATTCCAAAGACAAAGAGAACAAATTGTTGCTAAATTTGATTCAAGACAAGACGAATACAAAAATAAAATAGCAAACAACAAAGATAAACTAGATGATTTAAACAAATATATGGAAGAAGTAAGTGATTATTTTACTGTCATAAAAGAAAAAGAAAGTGAAAAATTTGGTGAATTAATAGCTAAATATTATAAAATAACCGAAGAATGGAAAAAGAAATCCGCAGAGAAAAATAAAGAAATTACTGAATGGATCAAAAAAATTGGAGATGACAACAAAAAATTAGAAAATGAAATTGATGGCGCTAGAAATGAAATCAGTATTCAACTAGAAGATATTAATAATATACACCTCAATATAGAAAATGATCCATCACCAAATGATTTTAAGGAAGTGGGTGATATTAATCAAACGATTAGAGATGGTCAAGTAGATAGATTAAAGAAAGAATTTTATATTATGATATGTATAATAATAGCTATAAATGTTTTAATAGGTTATTTAGGATATCATTTAATGAACAAATTATATTAAAATTTCATATTAATACATGTGTTTGAACTAGTGAATATGTCACCACGTTCTTTTGTTTTCAGAATTAAATTTTGTAAATAATAGTTACCATATATATCTGGTACTATTATCATCGTAATAATAATATTTTTTAACCCTCCAGATAAAGAAAATATTCCAGATTGCTGAAAAGTGCCATATAAATTTATTAAAATAGTACCATTTAAACTAGGCTGGAAATTTAAACTATTTGCTGGAATATCAATATTTTTAATATTAGACGATAATACCAAATAATTAAGAGAATCTATTGGACCAACTATATTATTTTCGTTATGTGATATAATAGTATTGGGGAGAAATACGGGTGATAAATCATATGGATTATGATTATACGTTTGAACAAAATAATAAGCAAAATTGTAAGCGATTTGTTCGAAAGTCATATTGATATTTTAAAAAGAAAATTAATTTTAGATTTATTCTTGAAAATTTATTTTTAACTATTAAACCAAAAATATTATATTACATATATGTAATAATGCGCAACCACGCCAATTCTAATAAAACAAAAAAATTAAATAAAATATTGAGAAAACCATCTAAATTTTCTAACAAAAAGAGAAAAACTCTAAAAAATAATATTGGTGGAGGTTTTTCATGGAAACCCTTTGGGAGGGTTCCTCAAGTCGTTAAACAAGTCGTTAAACAACCCAATAAAGAGATATCATACCCTCTACATATTTTACAGGATATAAATAATACTAAAACAATGAACACTACACTTACATCTTTTCTAAAAGGAAATCTTGCGTATAAACCAAACAATGAAGATTTATATGTTGATTTTAAGATTATGATGTCTAACCTATTGAACGAAATATTTCATAATCAAGTAGTGTCTGATACACCATTTAAAAATATTATGCGTTTAGTGTCTGTCGCAATAAATTCTTATTATGTTAATTATTTACCAAACCACCGCGTTGCAAAAAATGAAATAGAAATATATGAAAGTCATAAATTTGGAGTTGTAAGGTCTAAAAATTGTATTGAATACGGATTAGAAAATGATGATGTATTAAAATTAGAAACTGGTTTATTAGAAAAAATCTATAAAGGTAATAATTTTGAGGGTGTAATAGAAACTAAATATTATGAAAATTCTCATCAACAGTTTTATATTAATCGTGACAATGAAAGCATACAAACTAAAATTAAAATACCACACGTTACACCACTGAGTTTCAAAAAAACAGAAGAAAAAGAAATGCTCGATCTTTTACAAAAAAAAAAAAATCAGTATTATAATCATCAAAACGCCCTTTACTCAGGCGATCCTAATAGGTATAATCCGATATATTTTTTGAAATTCAATCGAAACATCGATTATCAACGTTATATGTATCCAGAAATGCATATAAGGTTTGAGCGTCACTTTGATCACATTAATGATAATTTTGAAATATTAACTGTGAATACTAATTATAACAAGCCCATAGAATTATCAAAAATATTTTACATGATTGATGAAAACGAAATAAAGAAACTTTTAAGGGGTCAGTTTTATTTTCATGATCGTGATATTGGTGTAATATACAATAAGTGGCCATTTCCATTTCTTCAATATTCAGAATATTATCGATGCATTGAGCATACTAACCCCACAAATTTCCCCGAAATATTACCAATATTAGATGATTTATTTAAAATAGCGATTGATGTGGATCAATCAGGTGATAATAAAAAAATATATGACAGAATAACAGCTGCTATTAAAATTTATTATTGGATATGCAACGCTTGTATTCATTTCAATGGTGATGTTCAAATCGCGGAAATAATCCTAAACGCACTAATTAAGTATATTACTAATAATTCAGATATATATATTGGGAATCAAACTCGTTATAAACCATATCTTTTATGTATTTTGGAACCAGATGATGAATATTTTTGCGAATATTTCTTTTCCAATTGCATTGTCGAAAATGATAAAGAGAATATTATAGTTTTATATAATGAATACATAAAACTCAATATAGCAACAGCCCATGAGAGAATTTGTAAAAAATATAAATTCAAAGAAAAAGACTGCAACCGACTTAGTTTTACAAAAGAAGGTAAGTCGACAGGACCAATTTGCAAATTTGTCGATGATAAGTGCATACCAAATCCAAATACAAATACAAATTAAAAAGGAGATTCTTTAGATTTATTGTCACTAGACATATTTCTTTTTCTTAATAATTCATTTTGTTCTTTTAATAACATATTTTGTTCTTTTAATAATACCAAATCATCATTTGTTTTTTTTGTTTGATCCGGACTGTTTGAACCTTTCGAACCAATTAAATAACAACTCGCATTATAAATACTGTATCCTGTATTAGATGCAACCCACCATAATGTACCTACAGTAAGATCTAATGTTCTATAAATAGTCCAATCTATAATAGCTCCAAAAACCATAATTGTTTATTTACTTTTAAGTTTGAAAAAATTTCTAAATCAATTTTATAAATGAAAGGATACCTCATAACAATTACTGGAATATCATCATCTGGTAAAACTATTACATCAAATTATTTACATCAAATTATTAATCAGGAATTAGTCGGAAGCAAAAAGCAATTCAAAAAACCATTTTTATTATTTCATCTTGATGATTTTACAACATCATTACCTCAAAAATATCGCCTAAATGAACTTGAAAAGAAAAATAAAAAACTTAATTCAACCTCACCTGAATTAATAGTGTTATATCAAGGTATTACACAATCCATTAAAACTTTTTTAGATTTAGGATTTAATGTTATTTTTGAGGGAGCATATGGATATTTAGTGCATAAATATATTCAAGCTAGCATTCCAAAAATAAGTATTGAGACTAAAAATTTTAGTAAAATTGGAGAGGAATTATATTATAAGAGATATGATATTAGATTATTAAGATCATTAAAAGGATTAATAGAAAATGAGAAAAATAGAAAAAATATAGATGGAATGGCTGAAGCACAATTTCATGATGAAAATTATCAAAAATTTACTAATAGTGATTTTGATATCAATGTTAAAACAGATGGATTAACTCCTGCCGAAATTGTTGCAACAATATTCAAAGATTTTCGCTCCAAAATTTAATAATTCATTTTATTGTTTGATCTTAAATTATAAGTCGTAACTTGTTCTTGGTTTTGTTCTTGTTCTTCTCCCACTTGTTGAATATTCAAACTTAATCTAGGTTTTTTAGCAATATCATTCTTATTTTTAAAAGGTTTAACAGTAACTTTAGGGGTTGTTTCAGTAATACCACGATTAATATTGTGTAGCGTTTGACGTTTTTCTTTTCTTTGTTGGTTACGGTTAATAGCATTAATTTCCCGTTTAATTTGATTAGCTACATATGAAACAGGTTTGTCTTTAGTGAGTTTTGCGGCTATTTGTCGTATATGATTAGGGGTAAAAGATTTACCACGGTAACGATGATTTTGTGTATTGAGAGCATCGGCAATTTTCTTAAAATCACCTCTGGCAATCTGATTCTCATTCAAATACGATTTAACAAACTTGATAACTACTTGTTCACTCTTTTTCTCTTTCAATTTACGAACATTATTTTCCCTATAAACTTTATAACCATATGGAACTAAACTACCAGTATATCCACCTTTAGCTTTAATATTTTTGATTGATTCTTTAATTTTCTGACTAGTTAATTCAGAATGAAATTGAGAATTAGATAAAGCTTGTCGTGCATTGTGACGTGCCGCAGGTGTATCATAACTAATTTCATCTAGAATTGATCTTATAAAAACACCATTTTGTGATAAAGTATCTAGAATTTGAATACCTTTTGTGGCATCACGAGAAAATCTGGAAAAATCAGTGAAAATGAGATAATCACCAGGTTGAATATTTTGTAAAAGTGCTTGTAATCCAGGTAATTTATCAGGATTTTTAGCGGAAATACCATCATCCATTTCGACCATAGCAATTTCTAGGTTATGTTGAAGACAATAATTAAAACAAGTATTTTTTTGATAATCCAAACTGTGATTGGCAGTTGGGAAATTTGAACAATAATTTTGAAAAGAACTAGACGCTAAACCAGGACCAAACGAAACTACATCACCAGCCTGTTGAGCACAATTTTTAAAAGCATTTTTAGTATTTTCCTTATTGGAACAACGTAATTCTATAAAGGCTTTACCAGTAGTACCACTCGCACTCACAGGTTGCGCGTTATTACTAAGATTAATAATAACGTTACCATTAACGTTACCATTAACATTCAGATTGCCATTAAGATTAGCATTAAGATTAGCATTAAGATTAGCATTAAGATTAGCATTAAGATTAGCATTAAGATTAGCATTAAGATTAGCATTAAGATTAGCATTAAGATTAGCATTAAGATTAGCATTAAGATTAGCATTCATTAAACGATTATTTTGAACAGTCGCATTATGTAACTGAACTTGTTTTTGAAGCTCATAACGTTGGATTAATGTGTGATTAATATTATCTTGATCAACCCATTCATCTGGATATTGACTATCACTCCAACGAACTAAAAATTCTTTTCTGGTACCAATGACACGATCATCTAATAAAGCATTAACTTCATAACAATCATTTTGGTTTAGTGTAGGTTGTGGTGCAGCTACACTAGAATTAATATTAAATGTATCAATCAAATCATCCTCATAATCCGAATCTGACTCAGATAAAGCAACATCATTAACAATTTTAGAAAGTAAATTGTTTAAAGGGTTTCTGTGATTTGACATTAGTACTATTAGTAATGTTATTATTTAATTGATTAATAAGTAATAAAAAAATTAATCTTTATATAATTCAATTTTTTTTAGATAGCTTATGGCTCACTGGATAGATGAAAGAATTCTAACTTGTTGTTCTATTTTTTTATGATTACTCTTTAATATTACTTCAATACCTTTAATTGAATCATTAATTTCCTCATCACTTGATGCTTTTTCAATTCTCTCAAAAAAGCCGAGGATTATACTAATATCATTTTTATCCCATACCTCTTTCAATATTTGATGTAATTTAATATCATCTAATGTTCCCTCAGAATTAGGATCCTTAGCCAATGATAAATCTTCTTTTTTAATACCATTCAGTATATCAATATAAGATTGAACAGCATCCGCTTTTCCAGTCTTACCATAAGTCTTTTTTAACATTTCTAGACCCTGAATAGCTAATTTAATGATTGTTTCAATAGTTGGATCATTTGAATACCAATCAACAGCTTTGTGTAATGTTTTAGTTAAATCTCTTAAATCATTATAACTATCACGTTGATATGTTCTAATAATTCCTTGAACAATCCAATGAGATGGTTCAGTAAAATTAATATAATTTGATTCTAAACTGAGTTTAGTCCCTTCTGGTTTTTTTGATAAAATAGCCAATTTAACTAGAGTCGATAATGGATCTAATCTCGGATTTTCTTTAGAAGGAATATTTAATTTCCCGTATAAATATGTAGCCATATGATATGATTGTATACTTATATTGTAAACCATATTTCAATTTTATTTTATATTTATGAATATGATCACCTCGTTTACTTTTGTTATTTGATAAAAAATCTGTTTATTTAACTACTTTTCTAGATCAAATCTCTTTATTTATAAGATCCCATACTTTATATGATATTCTTGTATAATTATGAGTACCATCAATATTAATTAAAGTACCACCAAATTCCTCAAGTATTTTAGCATTTGTATAATCAACTATTTCATCTTTAGGGCTATGTAAAATAAACACTTTAGCATCTTTATTATTTTTTTTTAACTTTTTCAAATATTTTTTTGTTGAAAAATCATTCCATGCCAATATTGATATCATTTTCAATATAAACTTTGAATCTCCAACAAAATTTCTAGCAACATCCGAAATAGAAGCCGGTCCAGATTGTAATATAACTTTATTTATACCCATTTTCATAGCACAATAACAAGTTATAGGTACTCCTATAGATTCACCATATAATATAATATTATCTTTATCATAACCAGTATCTATAAAATGTCGTATTACAGTTTTACAGTCTGATTGTAGAGTTTTTTCCGTTAAAACCCAATATTTATTTGTTGTTGACCCAAATCCACTATAATCATAACAGAAAATATCAGCATCAAAGTTTCGTCCTAATTCTCTAATTAAATTATATCGATCTAGAACACATCCAGCATTTCCATGACTAACAATAATAATCCTTTTTTTTATCTTTTTTTCATTTTTGAGAAGCCAGCCATGAATAAATTCATTATCACTATTTTTCTTATAAATTTTAACATCCTCAAAATTAGATAAATCAACACCAACATCATTTAATAAACTCACCAAACATTGCGTTCGATCTGGTTGGAAATATATTTTTGATTTAATCCACACTAGTAACATATATGCAACTAAAAATACTATTAATATTAACATTAATATTAACCCAAAATTATTAATATTCAATTTTACGAATGACATTATAACTATAACTACTATACTTTCACACACTAGAAAGTTTTAAAAAAATATTATCGCATATTATCTCATCCATAATACAGATTACAAATTCATTAAATACCACAACGATATAAAATTGAACTATAATTATTATAATCAAATAATATAATTTGCACATGACTCTAACTTATCATCAATTTATTAAAAACTTTGAAAAAGATTGTATTTTTATGACATGTCTGAATAATGAAATGAATAATAATGGTTTTCAATATAAAATAGGATTAAATGAAGATCCATACTTTTGCCCATCATCTCCATGTGAATGCAACCCAGATATAGGACACTTATATTTTAGAAAAAAAGAAGACCTCGAATGTATATATTCTGGTCTCAATATTTGTATCATTGAACTATGCGAAGATGCTAAATTTTGTGTGCACCCACGAAACAGTAAGATATATATAACTAATAAATTTATAATTAAAGAAATACTTCCTCAAACGGAAGAATTATGTAAAAATGCTGTTAAAGAATATGGATTGGCACTAAAACATGTTAAAAATCAAACTGAAGAATTATGTAGGATGGCTGTTTTACAAAATGGATTGGCTCTACAATATGTTCAAAATCAAACTGAAGAATTATGTAAAATTGCGGTTCAAGTGAATCATCCTTATCATAAAGATTTAGTCGCCCTAAAATATGTTAAAAATAAAACAGATGAGATTTGTAAATTAGCTGTCGAGAAAAATGCTATGGCTCTAGAATATGTTGAAAATCAAACTGAAGAATTATGTAAAATTGCTGTTCAACAAAATGGTGTAGCACTTAAATATGTTAAAAATCAAACTGAAGAATTATGTAAAATTGCTGTTCAAGTACATAGTACACTTGATTGTCCTTTAAAATATGTCAAAAATCAAACTGAAGAAATTTGTAAATTAGCTGTCCAAACGGATGGTCGAGCACTTAAATATGTTAAAAATCAAACAGAAGAGATTTGTAAATTGGCTGTTCAACAAGATGGATGGGCTCTAGAATTTGTTCAAAATCAAACTTATGAGATTTGTAAAATTGCTGTTCAAAATAATGGATATGCTCTAAAACATGTTCAAAATCAAACTTATGAAATTTGTAAAATTGCGGTCCAACGGTGTGGATTAGCTTTAGAATATGTTAAAAATCAAACTGACGAACTTTGCAAAATTGCTGTACAAGATAACTTTCATGCAATAGACTTTGTTATAAATCAAACTGAAGAACTTTGGAAAATTGTTGATGAAAAAAATAAACTAGACCTAGAATATTATATTAAAAACCAGATTAAATGAATGAAACACAGATGTCCAAGATATATTAATAAAAATTGAAATTTTATTTTTATTATCTAAATAATCAAACAATATTTGCATATGTCTCTAACTTATCAGCAATTTATTAAAAACTTTGAAAAAGATTGTATTTTTATGAAATGTCTAAATAATCAAATGAAACACTTTAATTTTCAATATAAAATAGGATTAAATGAAGATATTATAGCATTTAATGCATCTGGAACATGTGAGCCGGGTGGATTGTATTTTACGACAAGTAAATATGTTTATCAATTTTTGGAATTTGGGATGAATATCTGTGTAATTGAATTATGTACAGATGCACAATTTTATATGGATCCATATGATCCTAGAAAATTCAAGACTAATAAATTTATTATTAAAGATATGTTACCTCAATCTGAGGAAATATATGAAATTGCTGTTAGACGTGTTCCTCAATCGTTGCAATTAATTGAGAATCAATCTGAAAAAATATGTAAAATTGCTGTTGGAATGGATGCACATATATTACAGTTTGTTAGGAATCAGACTGAAGAGATTTGTAAGATTGCTGTTCAATTAGATGGATTAACTTTGCAATTTGTTAAAAATCAAACTAAAGAAATATGTGAACTAGCTGTTCAACAGAATGGGGATGCATTGAGATTTGTTAAAAATCAAACAGGAGAGATTTGTAAATTAGCTGTTGAACAAAATGGGTTAGCCTTACAATTTGTTAAAAATCAAACTGAAGATCTTTGTATTCTAGCAGTTCAACGAGAATGTTATTCACTAAAATATGTTCAAAATCAAACTTATGCCATTTGCAAATTAGCTGTTCAAAAATATGGTAATGTGTTATATTACGTTAATGTTCCAAATAAAACGTATGAAATATGTAAAATTGCTGTTTTACAGAATGGATTGGCTTTAGAATATGTTGAAAATCAAACAAAAGAACTTTGCAAAATTGCTGTTCAACAAAATGGATGGGCTCTAGAATTTGTTCAAAATCAAACTGATGAAATTTGTAAAATTGCTGTTCAAACATCTGGGGAAGCATTGCGATTTGTCAAAAACAAAACTGATGAAATTTGCAAAATCGCAATACAACGAAATAAATTTGCGACTGTATTTATAGATGAATAAATAAATAAGACTTTATTCAATATATCAATATTTTATACTTTTTAATTTTTTATACAATACAATACTTCGCGAATATTAACTAAACTCCTAGAATACGTCAAATGACAGTCAAATGACATAAATATAAATATACTAGAATACCTTTACTATTTACTATTTACTCTGTATGAATATTTTGAAGGGTTTCTAGATGATTAGTTAAACTCCGCGAAATTATATAATACAATGTTACATAGTATTTGGTAATGAATTCGGTATCTTTTAGTGATGTTCAAAGTCAGAATAAATATTTAATTGAGTTGATACAAAAATTAATCAATAAAGTTGATCACTTGCATGATCGTTTATTGGAATGCGAAAGTAATTTTAAAAATATTCAAGAAAGTAGTAAAACAAATTTACCAAAAGATCGGTTAGAGCTAGAGCACTTAATAGATAATATTATTATCGAAAAGGAGCAATCAACATTTAATAAAATTAAATTATTACCAGAAATACAAGATTTGATTAAAGCAGGTATTCTCATATGTGGTCCTCCAGGTAAAGAAGGACCTCCAGGTAAAATAGGACCACCAGGTCCCGCTGGTCCACGTGGATTGGAGGGACCTCCAGGTAAAATGGGTCCGGAAGGAAAACCAGGTCAAGATGGGAGAGATGGTAGGAATGGTAAAGATGGGATTGATGGAAGGGATGGATTAACTGGAGAACAAGGTCCTCAAGGATTGCAAGGTCCTAGAGGTAAAAAAGGACCATCTGGAGAAATTGAATGGGATCAGATTGAAATAAAAATAAAAAAAATGGTTGAAGAAATTTTATCTTCTTTTAATGTATAACAACAAACATGACAAACAAAGTTGCCAAAAAAACACAAAAAAAAAATAAATCAAACAAAAGAGGTGGTTCTAAGAAAGTCTCCAAAAAGGTTTCTAAGAAATATCGTCGTCAAAGAGAGGGTGCTCTGTGCACAGGTTGCAAAAACGGTGGATATCATTGTGGTGGTAACGTCGACTGGTGCAAATGCGATGATTGCCATTAATGAATAAAGAATAAAAATGAAAAATATGTTAATATTTGACTAAACTAAGTTCAAAATCCTTTGAAATTTTCTAATAATAATCTAACATTAATCATTAAAGTAAATGTCTGATTATGAAACTAAATATAATGAATTAAAGAAAAAATATGATTTCCTAAAGAAAAATATTAGTTGGGAATCCATTTTGAAGACTAATAAGTGTAGTACAGAATTAATAGAAGATGCCGCTGAGGAGATTGGTTGGCGTGCTATATGTCGTTCACAGGAATTAAGTATATCTTTAATGGAATCGCATTGTGATAAGATTAATTGGTATTGGGTTTCTAGAGCACAAAAATTAACACCAGAATTTATAAAAGAATATGCGGAATATTTGGATTGGAGTTGTATATCACAATATCAAAAATTAACTCCAGATATTTTAATAGAGTTTGATGAAAAAATAGATTGGGATTTAGTATCACAACATCAAACTCTAAACCATGCTCTTCTAGTTAAATTCCAAGACAACGTTAATTGGGATTTAGTATGTCAATACCAGAAATTAAACCAAGATTCCTTAAAAGAATTCAAAGATAAACTAAATTGGCATTATGTTCAAGAATGTCAAAAATTAACTGGGAGTCAAATCAATGAATACCGTAGTTATCTAGATCTCTAAAATATATTAATTTACTATTATAGACATATTATCCATTCTAGTTATTAATGAGTTAATATCATATATTTCTTTTGAATTTTGTTGTAAAACTAGTATAAATTTTCTATATTTGGTATCAGATTGTAACTGGAATGGAATGAATAAGTGTGAAAAGAAATTCAAATCATAAGATTGACCATAAGTTGCACAATAAACTTCATAAAAAGCTAGATGTATAAAATGCACTGGATACATTTCAACTAAATATGTATATTTTGACGATAAGTATGAATTAAAATATTCCATCACAGATTGGTAAAAGTTTTCTGGCAACTGTAACACACCAAATATATAAGAATTACTCACAATACTCGTCATAATACTCATAAATAATTCATGATGATGACTCATTTTTTAGTTTTTCAATAAGTTTTATAACTACACAATAAGCAAATCAATTTTTCTTAATATTTTTCTTAATAAAATTGATTTGCATATATATAAGAATAAGTATTAAAACTTATTAAATATTAAAAACTTGATGTCTAATTTAGATAATGATAATAATGATAATGATAATAATAATACTGTAGAATTAAATTATTTAATACCATATATTAAAAATATTACATTTAACTATATTTCGTATGTACCGAAAAACATTTTAATAAAATGTAAAGATTTGATAACTTTAGAAGAATGGGTGGATCTTTCTAACAAAAATTGCTCAAAAGATATTTTGATGTCACCTAAATTATTTAATTACATAAAATGGGAATATGTTATTGGTAGAATGCAATTAAACACATATTTAATTGATAAAATTCTCAAAGAACGGTTAAAAAAAAATATAGTTACTCTACCGATATTATTATCACGAGTCAAAATATCGATAGAACAATTTTATGAATTGAAAAAAAACTCTAAGCCATGTTCATATTCATATTCATATTCAAGTTCAAGTACAAATGCGTATTATAATTCTTCTAATTATTATTGCGTAGATAGCACCTGTGTATTAACTTTCCTAGTTCATCAAAATATTAATTTAGATGTTTTGCGGAATTTAGTTAAGGAATATGACATAAAAGATAAACATTCCATACAACTAATATCATGTAATACAAGTTTAAAATTTGACCCTTTTAAGGATACTGATATATTAAATTTTATAAATCCAAGATATCATTTGCGATTCGTACAATATTCATCATACACATTAATACATAAGTTTTTGATGCATATGAAGATTGATGAATTATTAAATATATTACAAAATTCTGGTACATTTTTAAGTTTTCAGAAAGATATTACTCAAAATTTATGTGATTACATATTTAATTTGTTACGAGTAAATAATGTCACAAATATAGATTATGTTGTGTATGAAATATCAGTAAATCCCCATGTTAATTTGAGAAAAAATAAGTTATTGGAGAATAATATTTCTAAAGGTTGTAATATAAACTTGAAGAATGTAGTAGTCAAACGTAAATTACCATTATGGTTTATTGATCGATACTTTTTCTTGATACCACATGATATGCTTTTTCAAATTTATAAATTTGATAAACACTTTTTAACTAGACAGATAAGAAAATATCTGGATCCGGATCCAGATTCATCTTCATCTTCATCTTCAAAAAAAATAAGAAATGATAATCCACAATTTCTAGAACATTTAATTTTATATAATGAATTTGATATACCATTTTTAAGAGCATTATGTGATCTAATAATAATTTTGAGATTACCCACCGAAATTACTAAAATGTTTTGGATCGTATTATCCAGTTATCAGAAATTGGATTTCAAATTTATTCATGATTATATTAAATATTTAAACCCATTACTTATACAATCCAGTCAAGAAATTACAGTTGAATTAATAGAATTACTAAAACATGATAAGACTATTGACTGGAAAACTATATTATTAAATGATACTTTTTACAATTTAGACGAAGGCAAACAATTGTATTACGCAACAGATATTAGTAATATCCCAACCCTTAAAAACATTTTAACACATAACAATCACATGCAACTGTGGAAAAATGAAAAGAAAAATTATATATATATTGAAGTAGTATCTGCAATGTATTACTATAGATCATTAAATACAACCCCATACGAATATATTAAATATTTCCAAAAATTTCAGCAATTCTTGAAACCACATGAGAGATTAGATTTTGCACATCTAAAACCTGGGCAAATATATACATGCGAATGCTCTAATTCAGAACATGATTTTAAAGGATTTGTACCACAATATATTACACCTGTAACTATTACACCTGTACCCTATACAGGTAGATATGATCCTATTCCTAATCTCCTCAATGATCACAATACAGCTAAAATAATATATCAAAATAATCCAATCCTTTGCCAATATCCTACTTATTTGAAGATTAAATATTATGCTTATAATGTGATTTCGGATGATACTAGTTTAAAATACAGTATTATATATAATAAATTACCAGTTTTTGATAGATCAAAAGAAAGATGTATTAGAGGTTTTGAGATTATTAATGTAAAATATATTACTGATGATGTTCCGTTTGAATTATCTGTTGATGATTGTTGATATTTGACAATATAAAAATTGAATTATAGTTTTTTTGATTATATAATAATAGAATTTTAAATTAATCTATTATGTCAGCAAAGTCAGAATCAGATACATTATTAGATTCATCAGATGAACTAGAATCTAATGATACAAAATCTAAAAATAGGTTGCATATTTCAAAATCTGAGATGACCAAATTATTTAAATCCATTAAAGACTCAGGAAGAATTCGTAATAATTATTTAGAATTAAACTTTAGAATGAGTGATGAACTTTACAAATATTTATGTGAATTGGGATGGATGGATTTATTTACCAAAGCATCTCTCAGTAAATATCTTCCTCTCAAATATTTAACTGATGCAAATATCAAAACACGTATAGACTGGACACATGTTTCATGCAGAACCGATTTAACAAGAGAATTTATCAAAACTCACAAAAAAAAATTAGATGTAACTAAACTCCTTAATTCTTATGTATTGTCTTATAAAGATATGGAAGACCATTTTGCAGTTTACTATGGATCATTATATGATGTTCCAACAGTGATGATTAATACTTTAAAATCCCCAGATTTTAATCATGATCAAAAGATGAATTTGTTAAAAATATTAGTCGATCGTGTTAAAATTATGCAGAAAAATAATAATCAAACTAGCGATGACATGGATGTTTCAACTGTATTGGAGTTGTATTTAAAAAATATATATAATCCACTTGACGGGTCAAATGTGGTTTCGCTGGTTAAATTTTTAAAATTACTTAAACAAATTGGAAATATGGATTATAGTTCAATATTATTTAATAAATTTGCAAAAAGTACACATTCAGTATTGAATGATTTTGAATGGAATTATTTAATACATAATGAAGTTATAGGATTTCCAAATCCTAAAAAAGGTGATGTAGTTCCAATAAATGTTAAAAATATTTTTGCAAATAAATTAACTTATTTTAAAAATGTTTATTTAGATTTTTCATTGAGTCATCACAAAATAGAAGATATAATTGTCAAAATGCTAATGAATGGATACGACTCTCATAAATTATGGTCTGAAGTATCTAAATCTATAGATCCATATGCGACACCGTATTGGTTTTTAAAAAAATATCAGAAGGATTTAGATTGGAATTTATTATTTATCACAGTTGTGAACAAATATAATTATAAAACTATAACATTGGAAAATATGTTGATATGGGTTCAAGATCATCATGATAAAATTAGTATAGTATCAGATAAAGTAACTAACCAAATATTTCCAGAAGAACTACTATATCATTTCGGAGATAAAAAAAACATATTCCCTAAAATAGTTTTGGCTGATATTTTAGCCAGACAAATTATAAGTGTAGCTGTACTTGATAAATTAAATCCTATTTTTGATAATGATCTATGGACTCAAGTCAGTTTATGTCAATATTTAAATCCTACATTCATTAAAAAGTATGAATCTAAGTTAAACTGGGACAAACTAGCATATAATCCTACATGGCAATTGTATCCTCAAAATGAATTTCATAAACTACCTACTTTTGATAGTAAAAATATGTTATGGATGCCGTTGGACAAAAAGGTTACTGAAATAAAAAATGTATTACTTAAGAAAGATCTAAATGCTAAAGTAACTTTGGAAAATGACAATATTGTAATAAAATCACGTGCATTGAAAAAACCATATTACGCACGGATAAATGAAACTCACACATTCTTTCCATGTTGTTCACTATTAACAACAAATACTTATACGTATGATTATTGTATTAATAGGTATAATTATTATGGTGGTGAAGATGCCACAGGAGTCTCATTTTTTGGACCAGAGTTGTGTTTTTTTGCAACAAATAAAAATGGTAATGGTGGGTATGGGTATGATCTTGAACATTGTTTCCGTGCTGGACCACTATATAGAGATCATACACAAGTTCAAACCCCTATCCAGAAAAAATCAAAAAAAATCTAAATTTTAATATTACTGTAAAATAATAAAATGAATTACTATGTACTTTCTATAATCATTTTAACTGTTACAGTTATAATCATATTATGTTTTTTATATCTATATCATCCAGATACATCAGTGGTCTTCAATAAAACTTATGAAATTAATAAACAATTGGAAGTTAGAAATCCTAAAAAGGAGTTAATAGATTATTTTGCACGCAATTGGGACAATTTAAAGGTATATTTTATTAATAATAATAATAAAGATTGTAATGATATAAAAATACCATATGAATTGGAAGAAGATTTTTATAATAAATTTGGTGATTATTTTGGGGTTAAAAGTAGTGATTCAATGATGGAAACATTTGCATTTCGTAATTATCAAATTACTTTTAAAATGGAATTCAGAGAAATATGTCAGAGTTTAACGACGCTTAAGAAATATTTGCGGGATAATCCAGATATAAACTTAAATATTTTAGGAAAATATTTAGAATTATTGCATAACGAACATTTCCCGCAAGCTGTCTTTATATCCGTTATACTCGACGAAATGGTTCGCACTTGTCAAAAATATCCAGATTTAACACTTTATCAAATCGCACAAACTAATAGTCTATTAACAATGAAAATTATTGATTCTATATAAAAAATTGAACACATAAATTTATAATCATTTGATAAATAAATTAATACAGATTAAAAATATATGGATCCAGAAACTATTACATTCCTTAATAAAGTATTCGAACATAACAGCGAAATAAAGATTAATTCTAAACCACCAAAAGAATTATATGAAAATGTTATTAAAAACCATATAAATAATATAGATATAGAAGATAAATCATTTCTACCCATCGAAGATTTATTAGAGTTAGGAAATACATCAGAAGATTGGAGGTGCATATCAGCGCATTCCAATATAAATTCTGATATTATTAAAAAATATTTTGGGAAACTTGATTTTGCTACTGTTACTAAAAATGAAAATATTTCTGGAAAAGAATTATGTCAAATTCTAATTGATCTAGAAACATCTGAAAAAATAGATGATGATGTCTTAAATAAATGTTGGTCTCAAATTATCAATAATAGTACTCTAAACATAGATGATTATGTTAAATACCAAAAAAAATTCAATAAAGAACCATTATGCTTGAAAATGTTGAAGAATATTAATGTTGATAGTAAAAATTTACATGAAATTGATATAATTAAAATATTTGATAATTTTACTTTTAATGATGTTAATGATAAATATTGTTATCGACCTTCGGGGGTGTACCACAATATTATAGATATTGAAGATTATTTGTTGGATACAATAATAATTGTTCTAGGATACTCATTTAAATATCATAATTTGATGTTATCATTAAATAGAATATTTAAAGGGGTACATAAAAAAAAAGGGATCTCCACAAATCCAAATAATATTAACAAAATTATCACTAAACATGATTCATGTAAAAAGCTATCGATATATGAACTACTTATTAATACTTATATGGAGAATTATGGACGTGACAATAATTTTAAATATCAATTTGTGAAATTTTATGAATTTTTATTAGCTCAATATCTTCTTCCTAATAAAATAACATATCTGGGACAAAGTATTATTAATAATTTTGTTCAAAATTCATATATATCTCAAAATGATTTGAAATATTTTATAGATAAAAAAATAATAACAATATTACCTAGTGTTACTGTTGAATATAAACAACATGCGGAGTTTTTATTTTCTGAATATGACAAAGGTAATATAAAAGGTTGTTTACCATCTAGTCAAGGTAAATATACAAATGAACAATATATAAAATTAGTATCGACATTTGATGAGAATGGGGAACACAACATAACATATCGTGATATGGAACGTATTTTGCAATTAAATGTTACTGGAAGAGCAACTAATAATTATAATTATAATAATACCATTGTAATTTACGGTGAAATTGCTTGTGTTAAAAGTCATTACGACTTGCACACCTTACATGATATGTACAAAAAATTAAACAAACTAAGCAAAAATGAAACATATAAAAATTTTACTTTGAAGATTCATAATACTTTATTTGAAGATTTTCTATATCAATTTATATTTAATGATTTTAATATATCAAAATGTTCTAGAGACGAGTTTTTCAAATACTCTGTGGATTATAAATTGTCACCCTTAAAACTTGAATTTATTTTGCAAAATATGAATTTAAACCCAGATGAAGCATCATTAATATCTCTTCAATCTAATTTGACACCTCATTTGATTAATAAATACGAATCAATATTTGATTGGCATTTATTAAAATTTAATAGAGTTTGGTTGATGTATCCGCATAAAGATTTTAACAAACTTCCGGTATTTGATGAAGATAATTTTTGGTTGTTGTATCCGCATAAAGATTTTAACAAACTTCCGGTATTTGATGAAGATAATTTTTGGTTGTGGGCATCACCTCAAGAAAAGATAAAAAAAATAGAAGAAATGAAATTGAGATTTAAATTTAATATCGTTGATGATAACTATATAGAATTGGATAACCATAATAAATGTACTGTAAAGCGAATGTTTGATTATGAGTGTGATAATTATTACAATTTTCATCAATCTAGTTCCAGTTACTTGAATATTAATAAACAATGTAATCAAAAATGTTTATTATGTAATCCCATACAAGTGATACGTTTAACTAAAAATTATCATTATAAAATTTACCGAATCGGATCTAATAATAAATCAAACTTTTCAGAAACATTAAAATTATTTTTACCAACAATACATATCACGAAAATTCTTAATGGTAATATAGGAATTACTGATTTCTCATTAATTAATGATGATGTTAATGATGATTAAAAAAAAATAATGAATTTAATGAATAAAATATTTGTATTTTAATTTTTTTATGGTGTTCTAGTAAAATCGTCTGAATTTAGGGCTGTTATATTACCTACACCGTAAATATATGCTTGTCTGAAACTGAATAAATCATTAATTTCTAGGTAATGAGAATTATAAAATTCTAATAAAACTAGAGCCCGATCATGCATTTTAATTTCTATATTATTATCATCATCTAGAGGTACACCATTTTTTTCAAGAATTTTAATAACTTTTGCAGATTTATTTAAATTATTAACTGTTAAATGTATTTCAGATCCTTTTCGAACAGTAACATTATTAATATCACGAGCTGGAGTATTTGTTAATATTTGAATCCTAGCACCAAATTGCTTTACAACCGGTGGAGGTTTATTGCTAATATTTAAAATAACCATTGAATCATTAACATCATCCGGATGATGCCTCAACGATATAGAACACTGATGACCCGCTTCAACTTCATTAACATCTACTCTATTAATTCTAATACTTTTAATAACCCTCTTATGATATTGACCCGTAGATGTTGGACCAACTAAAACTTCTTGACTAACTTTCAAACGACCATTGGCTAAATCACCTATAATAATCTTACCATTCCCTCTTACATTACGAATTTTATGAATATATAACTTAGTATCCGCACCTGTTTCATATTCGCGATTAGGTGGTAACATATAACATAACATTTTCAATAAATCTAAACCTTCTCCCGTCACATTAGAAATACTTAAAATAGGTATTAACCTATGCCTTACCTTCATATGTTGATCATATTGTAACATTTCTTTGGAAGCTTGGATGGCTTCTTGTTTGTTATTAATGCGATAAGGGTATAAATTATATTTTGTTTTCAAGTAATTTTCAATTTCATCAATAGTTGTTTGATACCTTTCTTTAGGTGCTTGATCAACTTTAGATATAACAATTATAAAAGGAACCTTATACACACCACATGTAATAATATGTTGCCTAGTCATATCTGTCATCCCCCTTCCGGCTTCGATCATAATAATAACATAATTGGGTTTACTTGCAATACCTTTAATAGTAGTTTTAAAATATTTTTCATGACCTGCTAAATCACAAAAGCGAATAATCTTTTGACTATGATCTATAATTTCTTCCCAGGTATCCGCTCTAGAAAAATCCACAACTTTTCCTGATTTATCATATCCCATAATATGATAAGATCTTGAACTAGTATTACCAGTGTCAATTTCGTGACGATGGTTTGCTATTGATGCCCTTGCAAAACCTTTACCATCATCTAATTCACCACTAGTTAAAACTCCAAGTAATGTACTTTTGCCAGAATCAACATTACCAGCCATACCGATTGTAATAGACTGATACTGATAATCAGTATTAAATTTAACCTCAATATCAGCCGCAAAACGATCTTCATAACTTTCCTCAGTTTTTTCATCAAACCCAACAATATTACGAAAATAAGGATTTTGCAAATATTTTTCTAATCCCTTCAAAGTTCTTCCAACATTATTCTTTGTTAATATTTTCACTTCGGCATCCAGATTTAATGCCATTTTCTCCAAATTACTAAAAGATTCTTTGAAATGTTCTTCAATTAAACCAACAACTAAACCATCATCCATAATCCCCAAACGATACATTGCTTGTCCTTGTCCCTCTCTTAAACGGAAAAGCATTTGGGTCTGTAATCCTTCCAATCTTTTCGAATTAATAATCAATTTGTATTCTATACCACCTAAATCATTTTCAGGGTCTATATAATAAAGTTCATCTATGGGGTCTGTAGTCTCCAACATTAGAATATATATCTATATATTTATATTAATATTTAAACTCCTTTACGATTCAATTTTTTTAATCCAGTTTAGTTATCACCATATCAGACCCCGAATAAGAATCGGATTCAGAATGTTTCTTCATATTTTTTTGTGTTTTTCTGGAAACTGATGAAATAGATTCATATTTAGTTTTATTCATTATAGTCTTGTTAGAAGACATTCCAATATCTTTTTCTTTATCTTTATCTATTTCTTTATCTATTTCTTTATCTTTTTCTCTCTCTTTAATCATTGTCTGTTTATTTACCTCTTTACCAGTTTCCTTTTCTTTTTCCTTTTCTCTAAAATGTGATTCTTTGACATCCTTAAGATGACGATTCATATTTTTCTTAGATTTTATCATATTTCGAATTTCCTCATTACGTTTAAAAGTCATATGTTTGCTTCTGGAAATAACTCTTTTATTAAAAAAAGGATGACTTAGACATTCTTTGATATCATACCTTTCCCAATATTTACAATTAACCATTTTATTAACCAAATCAAACGCCAAATTATCCTCAATATTACATTTAACTATTATTTCCGCAAAAATTAACCCTAATGCAAAAACATCCCATTTAAATATATGACCCATATGTCCAGTAAAATTAGGGACTAAAACATTATTATTAATATCTTTTAGCAAATGATAAAAAACTTTATAACGATCACTTTTATTGGCATATCTAGGTTTATATTTACGATTTATGGTTCTATTTAGTTTATTACTATCATATACAAATCCGTCTTTAGCAAAATAAAAATCTTCTAGATAATAATTGCGATATTTATTATATTTTTCTGAAACTTTTGTTAGAACAATACTTTTGAAATTTGAAGGTACGATATTTTTATTTTTACGAAGTTCCTTAATCATAATATCCAATGTAAAAATTTCTAAAGGTGTATAATAATGGGTCCCAGCTCCAACTAAATATCTCATTTGGGGTAATGTATATTTTCCTTTTAATTCTTCAGATAAACCAAAATCAATAATATTTAGCGTTGCTTTATTTCTTTCAGGTTTTAAGTGAATCATAATGTTGGCTGGTTTAAGGTCTCTATGTAGAATATCAATACGATGTAACATCATGACAGCATCACAAAAATGATGCATAATTGCTTTATAGTTCTGACGAAAGTATTTTATGTAGTGTGGATTATTACTTTTGAGGGCATTACCGAAATCAATACCAGAATTTTTTGATATTAAATTAAGATAATCATCGGTCAAATAAATTTTACATTTTGATTCATTATCATCTTCAGAACCACTTGTATTTATTAAAGATGATGATATAGATTTTTTTTCATTTGACTCGCTCAAGTATTCTATATCAGGATGTTTTTGTTCTTCTAATAAACAACCATTAATAATAGGAGAAAAATATCTTTGTCTAGGATCTATTTTACTTAATTGTCTACCAAACTTTAATTCATTTAAAATATCCTCATCATCTTCATCATATTCTACTATTTTGGAAACATAATCTTTATCAACTGAAAAAGGAGCCTTGAAAAAAGGTGATTGACACTTTAAAGGCGGTGTCACAACACATCCAAATCCACCTTCACCTAGAATAACACCCGCTTTTTGTTTTTTTAATCTATATTTTTTTCCTTGATATTCTACTTTCATTACTTTTCTTTAACTACAAAAGAGAAAAAATTATTTACTTTGAATACTTTTACTTTTACTTTTATTACCCTTTTCTATAAACTTTTGATATTGCACATATTTAGGATGTTTTACCAACTTTTGAATACTTATTCTTTTATCCGGATCCAACCTAATCATATCAAATATTAAACTTATAAACTCTTTATCATCTATACTATATTTTAAAGCTATTTTAGCTAAAATAATACCTAATGAATATACATCCCATTTGTATAATAATTCATCTATGTGTTTCGCTAATTTATTTTGCGCATGCAATGCAATAACGTAATCAATTATTTTATCTATTTTTTTAGATGTTATAAAATGATTAGATGGACCACCTTTATTATTCATATATTTAAATGTTTCATCTCTGATACCTTCATGATGATAATATTCACGATTTCTTTTAATTTTTGCTTCAACTCTATGTACCATACTTGTTTTGAAACTATCATCATTACTATCATACCCCCTTTCTATTAATTTTATTAATGTTCTAATCGCAAATATTTCAATTGGAATATAGTGTGATGTACCTTGTGATACATAATCCTTTATTTCTTCATATGAATATTTGTTTTTCTTGAGTTCTCTAGCTAATCCAAAATCAATCAAAGTCACTCGACATGAATCAAATGGTTGACTTTTTAATAACGCAATACTTTCATTATTAATATATGAAAATTTTACAGTCACATTAGATGGTTTTATATCACGATGGATGATTTTATTACGATACAATATATAAATATTTTTTATTAAATATATAGAAATGTACCAATAATTATTATTAATATAAGCTACTAAATCATTATTTTTCTGGTAAGATAAAATATTAGTTAAAGTAGAACCACCATATGGTCCTATTAAATTCAGATATGTATTATCTAAATTTAGAATGCATTTATTGCGATATTCTTTATTGAGTTGTGATTTTATGAGACTAGTATTTTTGTTTTTGGTTGTTCTTCTATTTGATTCACTTGATTCGGACAATGATGATATTTTTGTTATTAAAGGGGATGAAGTAACATTTGTGCCATCTGGATTTAAATATAATATATCTTTATTTTGTTGTGGTGAGAAAAAACATCCGTTAAAATAAGGGGAAAAATGATGATGTTTCGGATCTATACCAATTAATTTTTGACCAATATTTAATTCCAAAAAAGCTGATTGATTATGTTTAAAATTTATCAATTTACTAACATGATTATTATCCAATTTATATTCCGTTTTACGTAAATTAGGATAATGAACACATTTTGCAGGAGGACTTATAACACATCCATATGCACCATAACCTAGCTTTTTACCACCCATTTGATCACTAACATGTTCACTCCTTAAATGTCCCTTTTTTTTGGTTCTTTTACTCATTGTATCTTTGCCTTTATTTATTCACTAGAAAATATTTAAGATCATTAATTTATATTCTGATACATTACTCAATGTTACCCATTTTTTACATATCTTATCATTATACACAAGACCACAATAGATCTAGATTATTCAAACTAAAATATCAGAATTTATCCAAAGTTTTCCCAGAAAAACTTCATTGTTTAAACGTATATGAAAGTTCATCAGATCCAAAAAGTTTCAAGGGTAATGGTATTCCAGCTCTTAAAGATAATATGATAACAGATGCACATAATGAAGTTATTAAAAGAGCTACTAAACTTGGATATAATGAAGTTTTAATAATAGAGGATAAAACTACCTTTATTAACCAAACTGAATTCAAAAATTTTATTATTAACTTTAAAACATCTATACCTAATCCCAATTGGACCATATTATTTTTAGGTGGATATATTGAAAATCATGAATTACCATCTAAAAATCAAACATGGGTTAAAGGTAAATCTAGAAGCCATTTCGCATATGTTGTAAATCTGAAAAATATTAATACGAAAAATATTAATACGAAAAATATTAATACGAAAAATATTAACAATCTTAACGAAGATTTAGGACAATATTTATATAATTTGGACAATACTTATTATCACCATCCTTTTCTAGTAATTCCTCAATATTATGATTATAAAAAGGGTTTAATGGGTGTTACAGCAAAAGGGTTATCAATGGCACAAATTGAGGAGAGTAGTGATTTGAGTGAACTTAAATTAAAAATGGATTTTGTAGAACAGGATACGTTACCATCTGTTACTTTATTGACTGTTCTAGATAATTCTAGGACTTGGTGGCCAATGATATCAATGAATTTGAATAATTTAGATTATTCTACAAAAAAAATGGAGTGGATAATTCTAGATTTATCTCTTAATCCACTTGATTTAATTGAGGATCTTTTACCAAAGAAAAGAGGTAAAGAAGGTGGATGGCATCTCAAATACATTAAAAATTCTGATTGGAATGGTTTAGATTTTATTGATTTGGTTGAAAAATTAAAAGATCAAATAACACATTCATATGTAGTTGAATTGGATCCTAAAACATTTTATCCAACATTCTCAATATATTCTAGAATTAAAACCGCAATTAAATATCCTGATTATGGTTATTTTGGTTCTACTGAGATTCAAATGTATAATATTCCAAAGGATTGTACATATATAATAGGTAATAATGAAAGTTTAGAATTTCTAGAAGGTACTAGATTAGTTTGTTTGGAAAGAAATATAAAAAATAAAATGAGAATCCCAGGTCAATTTGTATCTAGGATGATGACATATGTTGATAAAAATGATCAAGTTATGTATAAAGGTATGGATAAGTTTCCAGATTATTTGGAACATGAATCATTCTTTTCGGATTTGATTTTAATAATTGATGATTTAAGAAAAGAATATCAAAAACGTGGTGCGATTTAGTCAGAAAAAAATCTTTAATAAAAATAAGTTATGGTTGTTCCAAAGAATAGAAAAATCACACTAAAAAAACATTTAGCAAATAATATAAATTCTGGTCGTGAAACACCACCATTTTTACCTAGAACACATACTAATACACATAAAAAACATAAAAGTAATAACTTTAAACGTTATAATCCCAAAAAGAGTCATAAAAGGGTCAAACGTATATATCAATATGGAGGAAATGTAGAGGGTATTTCTAGTGGTAAAGGTGTATATACTAATGAAAAAGGTCAACGTTTTAGTTTAGTTGGTAAAGAATTGGGAAGAGTTGCTAGAGGTATTAAAACTATTAAAAAGATAAATGTTTTGGATGATACTCCACATGCTTTTATTAAGACGGCTGAAAATCAAAAAGTGTGGGATGATATTAAAAATTTAAGTTTCTTTTCAACATCAAGAACTTACATGAAGCGTAATATACATGTTGTTGAAAAAGGTATCGAACATTTAACAACTGTATATCATCTTCAAAAGAAAATGAGATCAATTGTGTTTGCTTTGCAGAGAGCAATCGAGAGTAGAGTCCAATTAATTTATAATACTGTTATAACTAAACAAGATTTTGAAGATAAAAATAAAATTCCTACTCAAGGTCAAAGTCAAACTGGTGGTGAAGGTGGTTATTATCCTTATTATGATATTAAACATTTAGCTGTTTATGAACCGGCTTTAACTGTAATTGGACCTAGTAATTATGATTATGAGTATGTAGTAGATAAGGAGAAAAATCCAGTGTATAAGATAGCGAGTAAATTGTTTGCTGTTACTCAATTAAATCGTCTAGGTGGTGTTTTTGAAAAATTATCACTCAAACTTAGAAAAAGATTAAGAAACAGTGGAAAATATATTAGATATGAACTAGATAAATCACATGAAATTATTACTAAATTAGAGGCCGCATTAATTAAATTAGTTGTACCATTATTGAAAGCACAACGTAGTCTTTATTTAATTTATAGGGAAGCTAAAGTTTTGAATGGTAGTTCATTAGCACATCATAAATCAAATTTTGCACCAGTTAGTCAAACACAAGTTGCTAGTTTATCTAAGGATATTATTGCTAAAGAAGCCAAGAAAAAAGAATATCGTCCTCTTCTTGATGCCGTTGAGAAACACTTCAAGGCTTTTGAGAAAGATTATATGATGATACTTGAAATGTATGATGAATCTCTTAAAGGCTTCTGGATTCAAGATGAATATGGTCGTGTTGTTTCTAGGTTTAGTACCCAAGATTCTGGTCAAATAACTGATGCTTTTATTGATATGTTAAAATCAATTGATGTTGAACAATATAAATATCACATTGCATCGAATATGATGGGTGAATTATATAAAACTATTTCAAGTCGCACTTGGACATTTAGCAATCCTCAACCACAACCAACATATTTCGAAGTTCGTGTTGTCGCCAAAGAAAGATTTTGTTATTCCCGTGCAATGGTTCAGTATTATGTATGGGAATTACTTTTGGCAACACAAGGATTTAATATTAATCCTATTGGAATTTTTCAAAATCCAACTAATAGACATATTAATATTGATGTCGCAAATGAAAAAACCTCTAGAACTAGTCTCGTAACTAAAATGTTATTATCTGACAAAACTCTACAATTTAATTCTTCGCCAGATAAACCTAAATTTCTAACATGGGCTCCAAATGAAGAAGGTTTCCGTGGATACTTATCACATGGTGCTATAATGGGTTATTATGATGATGATTTAATTAATATGGGAGTCCCAGAGCATCCTATCAAAAAACAAAAAAGAGAACATTCTCGACAACTCGAAAGGTCATTAATAGAAAATACTAAAGGAGTCATACCAAGTACATCTCTAGATACACATGCATCATTAAAACAATCTGGTGGTAATCCATACATGATGCAACAAGGGCCATATGTGCAACAAGGGCCATATGTGCAACAAGGGCCATATGTGCAACAACAAGGTCCATATATGCAACAACAAGGCCCATATATGCAACAACTGGGACCTAATATGCAACCAAAACCAACCATGCGACCATATCCTGGATTACCCCCTGGCAATCTAAATCCATATATGCAATCTGAACAAATGATGCAACAACAGTATCCTAGATTAACCCCTAACATGCCATTGCAACATCCTAGTAACCTTTATATGCCATTGCTCACAAAACCAGAAGGGACTAACCCTTATATGCCACACCAACAACATGGTAATCCTTATATGCAAATTCTTGGACAACAACAAGGAACTAACCCTTATATGCTACTTAATCAGAAACCTCCAACACAAGGTATGTTTGTTAGAAATACTACTAAAATAAAAAAAATGCCAAACCGTATAAGAGTTGGGTGGATGGATATTTGGAGAGAACATTATATTAATAATTTTAATGTAATCTCTGAATTAATCAATTCGTATTTAGAAAGTTCAATTCAACATTCTGAATCTGGAATTTCTCAATATTCTCTTGAACAAGATGTTTATTACCAATACTGGAGAGATGAAATTCATTTACAACTGGCCAAGGCTTATACCGGATGTGGTCTCCTAGATTTATTATATAGAACATATATAAATGGTTTATATAATAAATCAAGGATTAATGATGATTTGAGAAATGCATCTGAATTAGAGTCTAAATTAAATGCTGTTTGTGTACTTGCTCAAATTATATATACATATCCTATTATAATTGATCCTAATATAAAACCTGATATTGAAGGACCATTATTTAAATCTAGAATAACTGTATGCAAAAGTTTAATGACAAATATTCTTAAAAATTATTACGATAATTCAAAAAATGATGTCGGTATTTTTTATAATTATGAAGAAATAATAAACCCCAAAAGTAACTCTGAAAGAAGTATTATACACTATTATATAAAAAATAATAGATTTTTTGTTACTCTTGATAACAACATTATTAATGATATTAATGGCCTAAAAGAATTTTTGTATAGTGTTGAACAAAATAAAGCTTTTAATCCATTAATACATTTGAAAAATCTTAAAATTGACCAACAGATGCAAAAAACATATCAAGCTGAACCTACGGTGGTGCCTTATGATGCAACTCAATCATCAACTTCAATTCAACAAATTGCACCTGATATAGTACCAGATGTAAATCCAAATATTAATAATTTATGGTATTTGCAAGTGTTGTTTGTTTTATATGATTACCAGAAGGAAGTAAATGTAAATGCAGGTATCAAAAACAAAATTATTGCATATATGAATAACTATTTTAGAGTTGTCTCTGGAGCTTTCAAAAATAGTATCCAAAAATCAATACAGAATCGTAGGTATATAGCCGGAGAACCCACTGATGTATCTCTAGCAAAATATTTTTCATCAAAATATTATACCAATACAGACACCTTAAATGGTTTATTGGGTAAATATAATACACTTTATGAGAATAACAATCATAAGCATGATGCAAATTCATTTCAAATTTATATAAATCCTAAAGCACGTTCTGAATGGGTGTCTTTGATGAGTATGTTCAGTTCTCATTATTCCTACAACACTAATGTATTAGATTTGGTTGATAAAATGATTAATGTGTTTGAGACATATAAAAATAAAAATAATGATAAATTGTATAATAGGATTATGAATAATGCAGCTGAAACATATCGTAATCATCTAGCAAATAGTTACATCCATCTGCATTACAAAATGATCTATTATTTGAAACATCTATATCAAAAAATTATATTGGGTAAAAAAATAGATAGTGCTAAGACAGCTTTAGATTCAAATATTAAGAATGTTATTAAAAATATGGCTGAAAGAAATGCTATTATTATTGAGAATGTTATTAAAAATATGGCTGAAAGAAATGCTATTATTTCTTTAAAAAGTGTAATTATTAATAAACGATCAGATATAATTGAAAAACAGTTAAGAAGTAAACCCAAGGGTGTTATTTTAGAATCACCTACTCATACAAGTGAAAGTGTTACAGATTTGCTTGCTGGTTTGGGTGAAGAATCTGAAACTGATGGTGCTCCACCGCAAGCACATCCACAAAATACTAAGGTAACTATTGAGGAACTTTATAAACAAACTGTTGGTAAATATAAAAGTGATTTAGACAATATAAAAATTTTCTTACAAAATGTTCTAAATCAAACAAATGTTTTGGAACACTTCTATCCAAAAACAAAACCTGAGCATGAGTCCATATACTATCATCGCATTACAAAATTGTCAAATTCGTTAAACAAAATTAAAAAAGCATTGAGTACAGCCACAGAAGCTTTATCCAGAGCTAAAGAAATGGACGCAAATAATGTAGATACGTTTCAAAAATACAAGGATATAATTGAAATTGCGTATATTATTGTATCATCAAAATATGCATTTAGTGATAACCATGCAGCATGTATAGCATATATTATTGAAAAATATGATGAAATTATCAAATATGAAAAAACTTTATTAGATTTGGATTATAATATTAGAAACCCTGCGAACATGGCACCTCCGCATATACTTGGTCAACTACCTTATGTAAATCATACTAGAGACCGTGCAAATTTAATAATCGAATTAAATAATAACAAACATACTCTCATCAATAAACAAAATAGCTTACATAATCAAATTAAAACCATTCCTGAGTATGGTAATCAATATGCAAATCTCATTATGCCATATACACCAGTATTAAGTGCACCACAAGAGATGAATACGTTAAGTAGAGTATTTAATAGAACTGGTGGAGGATCTGTTGCTTTTGTTGTTGATCAACAAGCACAAACACCACAACGACCACAATCTTTACCTAGAGATAAACAATCCCAAAAAAGGCAATCTATTGCGGAGCATAAAAAAATTCTTAATAGCATAATTGAAAAAGCCGAAAAGGATGTTGACGAAGCTATAAAAAAAGCAAAAAATATCTCTTCAGCTGTAGCAAAAACCGTTAAATCTGACAGGGAAAAATCAGAAAAAGAAAAAGAAACACCAGATTTCATAATGAATAAATTATTTGATCCAAAAAATACCCATTTGCATACACCATCTGATTTTTTGAATATTACTATTTTAAGTAGTATTCTAGGTCTAAATTCAGTTCAAGATAATCAAAATCCATTTACACACGCGACCAAAGAATATATTAAAAAATACGATCTTATTAAAGATATTGAACCTGGAACTTTAATTGGCAATAATAGTAATAATAGCGCCTATTTTTCTTCATTGGCAAATGCATCGCAAAGTGGTGGCAAAAAAACTCAAAAGAAAAATAAAAAACTTAGTCTATATGCAAGAGATGTATATAATCCTCGTAAAAGTCACACTAAAATATTAAATAAAAATATGAGTCAAAAGAAAATTTTACAGAGCGGTCATGGTGTAGTGTCTGGAATTAAGAACAACATCCTTAAACCAGCCGCAAATATTTATAACTACCGTAAATCAGTTACGTATAAAGATAGTACAAATAATCCTATTACACAAATGCTTGGCAATGATACAATTAATGTTGCAAAATTTGATTTTATTGCAAAGAATACTTCTACTAGCACTATTAATATTGCAATACCTGTATTTTACAGTGTTGAAAATATTATTAATGGTGATAATTATTTAAAAGTTTATTACGCAAGCGAACAAAAAAATATGGGACGCATTAAAACAGTCCTAGATGAAAACATTCAAACTTTTAAAACAGTTATTGCAGACGCAAAAACAAAAACAGACCCAAAAGTAGAGTTATTTCCAACTGATTTCACAAAGTTGGCCAATTATATAAACAGTATATCTGAGAAAATATCAGGGGCAATTGCAGATACTATCAAAACACCAATTGTAAACTATGAATCTATACTAGGTTACAATTTTAAAAATATTGATAACATTACGGTAGCGGGACATGATAAATATACTTATCAATCTAGACCAACATTATTATTCCCATATCATGTACAAAATACTGGAAATGATTTGAATACATATCTACCAAAGTATAATAAATTAGAGGATTATTTGAAAGAAAATATTAAACTTAATTTACCTAAAAAACTCTATAATATTACTGGTGGTGCCAATAATTTTACATCAATCTACAACAATACAAATGCAGCGGATAAATATTTTCGTGAAAAAAAAATAAAGTTTCCTAAGGCTATAGACACAGGTGCAGATGTAGATGTGAAGGTATATGATGTAGATATTATAGTTGATGATGTCAACCATAATTTTTTTAGACCAGATGATTTAGAGTGTGATACAAATCTTTTCTGTTTCAATCTGAATACTGATGCAAATATTAAAAAATATAGTCATGATAAGATCCCAGATTCTACTGCTACACATTTTGAAAGAAATTTTAAAGAACATCATAAGGCTATTGTGAATGGTTTAGAATTTGTTAAAAACTTTCTAGAATTATTTAAAAAAGAAATAGAATTATCAATGGCTGAATTTTTGAACTTCAATCGTAAATTATATGAAGCTTTGTACAAAAAACCCGAATTATACAAGGTAAATACATTATGTATGGCTAATGGTGAAACTTCCACTGATATAAGTTACATTTATAGTCGAATAAAAACCATATTGGGGTTGGGTAAGGATGATCAGGAAATATATTCAAATAAATGGGGTGAATATGCGAATCCTGTAATGAAATTTCATAATCATATTTTACGTGATTGGACCAATGGGAATGTCAATAGTTTTGTTGGATTTGATGATACTGATAGAGCTGTTACAGCCATTAAAGGGTTATTATCGATGCCACAGTTTAGTAATAATGATTATAATGATCATAATGCATCAAAGAGTCAGACAGATACATATAAGGATCTACAAGCTCAAATGGCTAAACTTCATGATGGTGAACAGAATGAAATACCGTATGGGTATGCATATTATCATTTTATTATTCATACAATGACAGTTCAAAGATTGAAACAAAAAGAGATTATGGATTATATTGATCCTGAAACAGAAACAGGTAAAAATAATTTGCTAGCGTTAGGATTTAGGATTTAGTCTTAGTCTTGCGTAAGGTTTTACATACGATTGAGTTGTAAAAGTAGGAGACCTAGGAGTAGTATTATAAAAATATATCTGGCATTCTTTTTTCTAATTCCGCTGAAACTTTCGGTTGTGTATAACATTTTTCTTTAATTTATTCTTTAGATTTTTATTTAGAACATCATGTCTATAATAAAATTGAATGTGATTATACTTAATTATAATTTTTATTTTACAAATGGATTGGCTATCTACCACAATAATATGTGTCATAATTATTATAATATTTTATGTTGTAATATATCCTAGAATTACCAGAAATAATTTGGAAGAAAATGAAGAATATCTTCCAGACGATTCAGAAGACTCAAAAAATAAACAGGATCGCATTAATAAAATATTGGATCATGTGGAATCTAGACAGAATCCGTTTGGATGTCAATATTTGAAGGATCATTTACAAGATTGTTATAATAGTTCTACTGATGAAAATTATAGATCTAATTTGAAGAATATTATTGATTTATTTGATTCTTATAATAAGAATAATGAAAATACATCAACACAAAAAGATTTTGATTCCAAAAAAAATAAGAAAACTGGTGATCACTGTGAACATGGATTAAATCCTTTCAATGATCCATATTTTAGAGCTTACTTGAAAGATTATACAAATTTATCAAAAGAGGAGAATAGAAAATTGGTTGCTGAATTTGTATTAAATCATGGTAAAGGAGACATTCTAGCTTGGTTATGTTTCGAGGGATTTTATGTTATACCTTCTAATGTGTATATGAATAATTCTAAAACAAAATCAATATGTGATTTGTCGACTATTAGTGAATTCAGTCATCCGAGTAAACCACAATATCAACATTGTTTTTGTAGTCATAATAATAATAATAAACCCTCTGAAAAATATCTAGGACGATATCATTCAGATGGTATTTTAGAAAAATTAAATCATCAATGTCGCGCTGAACTGGAAGATATTGATGAAAATTTATTAACACACAGTATGATTAATCTTGATGATGAAGTGAATACTAATACTGATATTATTGCTAAACCAAAAATATCTAGAAAGATCTCTTCTAGTTTAAATAATCTTGATATCAACGTTGATTTGGATATTGATGTGAAAAATGAGAAATCACATTATCTTCGTGATTTGATAAAAGAACAACAAAAAACATTGGAAATGAGTGTGTATCCACAGGATGATGATGATCAGAGACTTTTAATTGGTGCTGTTGGTGATAATGTTATTTATCTGAGTATTCCACAAATTAATCTATTTCATTATTTGATTCAAAATAATATTTTGCAATATCTTAAAAATAATTGGAATAATGTGTATGCATTTTATGTATCTAATCAGCACTGAATAATAGAATTTTATTCGAATCCAGCTGCATACATTATTGCTGTTGTTACATTTTTTTCGTCTGAATTATTTTGTTTTCTGATTTGTTCGAGAAGTTCTCTTTGAGCCAAACCCCATTCAGCTATTTTATCTTTCATTTTATATGCCGCTTCTTTCATAGTTTCTAAATCATTATTTCCACATCTTCTAATGTGTTCATGAATTATTGTATACGCTAATTGATATGGTTTAATATTTTTTTCTTTTTTCAAATTTGCGTTTAAAGTCATATTATATTGTGAATATGGTTTAGGATATTTAATAGAATATTCATAAAATTCTTTATCTAGGTCTTCTACTTTTGACAATTCTGCATCACATGGTATTTTTTCGTTAGTTGTTGCGGGAAGATCATCAGATACTATAACATCAGTTGAACTAGATTGATTAAAATTTTCCCTATGATCTTTAATATTTTTATCTAAAAATTCTTGAAGACGTTGGAGGGATCTAGTACCTTTGAATTCTAGATGAGTAGTATCTTCTATTAAAAATATTGCTGGAACTATTTTAATTTGGAATCTTTTGCAAATCCCTTTACTGGATTCTTCTTTACAGTTGAATTCATTAAAAACTATTTGTGATTGGTATTTTTTTTTAAGAGTAATCCATTGATCATTTAAGAACTTTTTGGAGTGAGGACAATCTTCTGTATAAAATAAGTATAAATTGAGTGAATTTTTGTTATTACTGTTATTACTAAATCCTTCGATGTGAGTATCTTTATGGATTGGGTTTAGGTATGTAATGATTAAATATATGGTGAATATACTGATTGTTAAAATGACGGTGGGATTTTTGGTGAGATTGTCAGCCATGGCTTTTCCTAATTCTGATAATTTTCTCATGTGTGTTACTTTATTTTTTGAGGGAGAAAATAATTTGATTTTTTCTTATCACTAATGTAAATAATCTATGTCTCGCAATGGTATCAAATCTAGTCCTAATCTAAGTGAATTAATTAATCGTAAACAACAAAATCAACCATGCATGTTCAATTCAAAAGAGACATCAACTAATAATCAAGAATCAACCGGGTTTTCTATAAATTTATTAGAAACAATTAGAAAATTAGTAAATCAAGAGGTAGGAATTCTTAATAATCAACTTTTATTGGGTATTTGCCAAAAGGTGTCTCCTATTTTTCAAAAAGAACCTCAATTGTTAAATTTAAAAGCTCCTATTTATGTTTGTGGTGATATTCATGGTCAATATGAAGATCTTTTAAATATTTTTCGTAATATTGGTTTTCCTCCTAAATGTCGTATATTATTCTTAGGTGATTATGTTGATCGTGGTAAAAAAAGTTTAGAAGTCATTTCTTTATTGTTTCTATTAAAGATTAAATATCCAAATCATATTTATTTATTAAGGGGAAATCATGAATGTGCATCAGTCAACCGTATTTATGGATTTTATGATGAATGTGATAAAAGATCAAACTTACTAATCTGGAAAAGTTTTAATCACACATTTAGTCTTTTACCAATAGCAGCTCTCATCGATCAAAAAATATTTTGTGTTCATGGAGGATTATCTCCCAAATTGACAAACCTACGACAAATTAATCAAATTAAAAAAGGTACTAAAATACCTGACTCTGGAATATTATGTGATTTAACTTGGGCGGATCCTAGTAATCATAAGGAATCATGGGAACAAAATGATAGAGGAGTTAGTTATACTTTTAATCAGAGTGTAGTTGATGATTTCCTAATGAAAAATAATATTGATTTAATATGTAGAGCACATCAAGTAGTTGATGGTGGATATGAATTTTCTTATGGGCATAAATTAGTTACTGTCTTTTCTGCTCCTAATTATTGTGGTGAATATGGTAATTCAGCAGCGGTTATGAAAGTTGAACCAGATTTAACATGTTCATTTATTGTTCTGAGACCAGTATCTTATATTCCACCTGGACATAAAAAAGCATCACTTTTACAACATGTGAATTAAATACATTTTTAATATTTTTTAAAAAAATTCTAGATTACATTATAAACTAGTAATATTTTAGTAATATTTACATAACATTCAAGAGCATTCGAAATAACTTCTGAAATGCTAGATTAATTAAATTGACATTAGTGATGATTACGAAAGCCTTCGAAATCCTTTGACAGTTTATGTGCGACTCTAAGGGGTCATTGTGTCTTTGGGGTATCATGAATGAAAAAAACATTAGTAATTTACATCCCTGGGGCCATTGAGTAAATAGAAAATTTTAATACCTAGTATATTTTTGAGTAAAAATTCTAGATTGTTCTAGTTATAATCTAATCTAGAATAATATTTTTTAAAAACTTTCTAAGTCACAAAAGTAAAAATTCTAGATTGTTCTAGTTATAATCTAATCTAGAATAATACTTTTCAAAAACTTTCTAGGTCACTAAAGTAAAAATTCTAGATTGTTCTAGTTGTGATTGAATCTAGAATAATATTTTTTAAAAACTTTCTAAGTCACAAAAGTAAAAATTTTAAAGTGTTCTAGTTGTAATAGTAACTGGAATAATACTTTTCAAAAACTTTCTAGGTCACTAAAGTAAAAATATTAGAGTGTTCCAGTTGTAATTGAATCTAGAACAATACTTTTTAAAAACTTTCTAGTACATAAAAGTAAAAATTCTAGATTGTTCTAGTTGTAATAGTAACTGGAATAATATTTTTTAAAAACTTTCTAAGACACAAAAGTAAAAATTCTAGATTGTTCTAGTTGTAATAGTAACTGGAATAATATTTTTTAAAAACTTTCTAGGTCACAAAAGTAAAAATTCTAGATTGTTCTAGTTGTGATTGAATCTAGAATAATATTTTTTAAAAACTTTCTAGGTTACAAAAGTAAAAATTTTAAAGTGTTCTAGTTGTAATAGTAACTGGAATAATACTTTTCAAAAACTTTCTAGGTCACTAAAGTAAAAATTCTAGATTGTTCTAGTTGTGATTGAATCTAGAATAATATTTTTTAAAAACTTTCTAAGTCACAAAAGTAAAAATTTTAAAGTGTTCTAGTTGTAATAGTAACTGGAATAATACTTTTCAAAAACTTTCTAGGTCACTAAAGTAAAAATATTAGAGTGTTCCAGTTGTAATTGAATCTAGAACAATACTTTTTAAAAACTTTCTAGTACATAAAAGTAAAAATTCTAGATTGTTCTAGTTGTAATAGTAACTGGAATAATATTTTTTAAAAACTTTCTAAGACACAAAAGTAAAAATTCTAGATTGTTCTAGTTGTAATAGTAACTGGAATAATATTTTTTAAAAACTTTCTAGGTCACAAAAGTAAAAATTCTAGATTGTTCTAGTTGTGATTGAATCTAGAATAATATTTTTTAAAAACTTTCTAGGTTACAAAAGTAAAAATTTTAAAGTGTTCTAGTTGTAATAGTAACTGGAATAATATTTTTTAAAAACTTTCTAGTGCTTAAAAGTAAAAATTCTAGATTGTTCTAGTTGTGATTGAATCTAGAATAATATTTTTTAAAAACTTTCTAGTGCTTAAAAGTAAAAATTCTAGATTGTTCTAGTTATAATCTAATCTAGAATAATATTTTTTAAAAACTTTCTAGTGCTTAAAAGTAAAAATTCTAGATTGTTCTAGTTATAATCTAATCTAGAATAATATTTTTTAAAAACTTTCTAAGACACAAAAGTAAAAATTCTAGATTGTTCTAGTTATAATCTAATCTAGAATAATATTTTTTAAAAACTTTCTAAGTCACAAAAGTAAAAATTCTAGATTGTTCTAGTTATAATCTAATCTAGAATAATATTTTTTAAAAACTTTCTAGTGCTTAAAAGTAAAAATTTTAAAGTGTTCTAGTTGTAATAGTAACTGGAATAATATTTTTAAAAACTTTCTAGGACACAAAAGTAAAAATTTTAAAGTGTTCCAGTTGTGATTGAATCTAGAATAATATTTTTTAAAAACTTTCTAGGTCACTAAAGTAAAAATTCTAGATTGTTCCAGTTGTGATTGAATCTAGAATAATATTTTTTAAAAACTTTCTAGGACACAAAAGTAAAAATTTTAAAGTG